TTCACGCCAAGTCATTGATTGGAAAAGAAAGCCACCCTAGCTCAGTTGGTAGAGCGGCTGATTCGTAATCTTCCGCTTGTATCGAAGTATTTCCAATAAAATCAAAAACTTACAGCGGTCAGTTCTGGTGCGGTAACAGAAACGGTAACAAGAGCCTTCCGGCGTCTGGAATTGGTCTGTTTCTGGTGGGGTTCGGTAACAGGAATGGAGCCACCTCTCGGGGTCGAACCGAGGACCTACGCATTACGAATGCGTCGCTCTGCCAACTGAGCTAAGGTGGCCCAAACGATCCATTATAAACGAATGCTCCACGCCGGTTATGAACCGCCCGACGTGGAGCACCAAGTTGTCTACTGCTTTTTGGTTTTAAGCTGATTTTGGATATCGATCAGCTTCGAGACGATGTTGAGAAGGCCACCACCGGTAAGGCTAGACACCTGATCGAAGCGTGAGACAATAAACGTCAGTTCTCTCCACCGAGCGGCCTATTCCGAGTCGGCCTGCCACTCTCTGCCCGAGAACAGAGAGAGGTTCGAATTGGAACAAGCTCCTGGCAGCGACCCCAAAACCATTCTTGTTGTCGATGACGATCCCCATATTGTTGCCGCTGTCTTGGCATTGCTCGCCGACAGTGAATACACCATTTTGACGGCTGCGAGCGGATCAAAAGCTCTGGAACAATCACGAGCTTTCAAAGGCGATATTCATCTGCTCCTGTCAGATTTTCAAATGCCGGGAATGTCCGGGATAGATTTGGCTACGGTAATGACCGCTGACAGACCAGAACTCCAGGTACTTCTGATGTCCGGGTTTAACGGAGGAATGCTCGTGCTCAATGAAGGATGGCACTTTCTGGCGAAGCCATTCGTTGCGTCACAACTTCGAGCGTTGATAACGGGTCTCCTCTTTCCGAACAGACGAAGCAGTAAATTTTCAAAATAGGAACCAGTTCATCTCCACCACTTCAGTCCGGTTTCGAGTTCTTCGGTTCCGGCCTTTTCATTTGTGGATTCGCCTGTGCATCTCCAGTGCGAGACTGGCGACCTTGGCATCCAGCCGAGCGCCGTCTGCCACCTTGTGAAGTCGCTGGTATTCATCTACATTAACGCTTTCCTGTTTGGAAGAGAGTTCGCTGATTGCGGCTGCAAAGGCTCTCTCCAAAGATTCGTACTCACTCGTGAGCCGCACGCACTCTGCGCAGTCCATGGAAATAGATTACTCTTTCGATCATCAGTCTGATTCCAGGAGTTGTTCTAGTTTTCGGACCAGCCCGCTTTCTTCGCACGACGCATATACAGATGTTCCAGTGGGAGATGTGGCCATGAACGAGAGCGTCCGATTTTGTCTGGAATGTGCGTGGTCCCAATGAATATTCCCGAACGTCCACCCGCTTTTCACCAAGGCATCACGGATAGGCAACATCGCTTCCCTCACGATTTGAGACAATCCATCCGGGATCTCCTTATTCATGGTGCCCTGATCGTATCAAATTGATGCGCCGATTCCGATTCGTTCGGCTCCAGCTTTTCGAGCCTGAGTCTGGCACGTTCACAAGGCGAACACAAGGCGAATATGATACTCTGTCGCAATGCGTCATTGTTCCGTGTCCGTCGTCGGTAAGGACGGCGAAACCTACACAAGAGAAGTTGACGCAACGAGCCTGTTCGATGCAGCCGAAACCGTTATCCGGGACTGGGGTCGATTATGGTGGTGGTCTTCCAGTTCAACGATCCAAATCGAATCCGGCCCGGATCGTTGGAGAGTGACCCAGGACGGCGTCCGCAAATGGCAAAAGAGAAAAATGGCGTTGTGATTCGGAGTACTCGTCTGTACCGTTTGATACACTTCTCTAAAATGGACAAAGCGCTGCAAGACATCGCCACTGAGTTCGTGGATTCGTTTGAACTCGTATTTGACAACGATTGGGACCACACAGTCTGGACGATAAAAAACCCGGAGCATTTCATCGAAGGAACGTTCTTGCGTCCAAATGTTCAGGACGAGTACAACGACTGGGCCAATCGTGGAAACCTGCTCACAGCTTATCGCAAGTTGAAAGCGCTTCTGGTAGAGCGTGGCGAAGTGTTCACGCTTTCCGAGTAGTTCCCAAATAATTTTTAATCAAAATCACCGATGTCTGATCACTACAAATCGGTGCTCCAACAGACCCTTGAAGCCTTCTACGAAATTTCGATACGTGAAATCGATCGGATTAAAACCGGGCGTACTACTAAATCACCGTTACCTGAAAAACGATTGAAGGGCCGAGAAGCGCAATTACATTATGGTTTTGTCCGCTACTTGCTGATTTTGCGACGGCTGGATAAGGGCTACACGTACGCCGAGACTGGGGAAGAATTGGGAATCAGTCGCCAGCGTGTCGAGCAGATTCTACGTAAGGGACGGGAAACTGTTCGTCGACACTCAGTAAACCCCCGGTTAATATTGCTTCCGGCGTCCTGTCGAGGTACGGTCGACGACGGAGGAACCACCCATGACCGCAACAAAACAGGAATGGCTTGAGAATCGGGAATCGGAGAATGCACGTATCGAAGCGCAACGGAGGGAACAGGAGAGATTGCGTTTGGTGGAACGATGGGAGGCTCTACAAGCAAACCCGTTCGATCCACGAACGGAAGTTTCAGCCGACGCCAAACGAATCACCAGAACGATGTGGATTATTTTCGTTCTCCTGCCGATGCTCTGCGGAATCGTTTACGTAATCCTCAGCAAGTAACCTCGTTTCAACTTCCCAACATTTTCAAGCCGGGTATCCTTCGGGAGTCCGGCTTTCTTTCTTTTGATCCACCCGTTTTTGCGGTCCAGGGTTTTCCCGATTCCTTTCCTTAGCGTTTTTTGATATAGCTTGTTTCTGTTCCCCGATGAACAATCAGCCAGTGTTTGAAATTCTTCGTGCAGAAGTGGAACGGACACGGCAGGAATATGCCAAGTCGAACGAGCATTTCGGGAGAGTCTGTGGAGAGGTCCCGAGCGGAGGAAGGCAAATCGAACTTGCAGCCCGTGACCAAACTGTGGCCATGCTTGCCTACACAATGGCACTTCGCCAGTTCAATAAATTTCTACTCGACGGGAAAGTACCCGACGAACTGAATGGTTCGACCGAAGAAAAAAACGAAGTCAGCGGGAAGTTGAACTATCCGTCCTCCGATTTCGCCCAGCCGGAACCACCACCAGACGCCCGTCGATTCGTCCCAGAGCTTCCCAGAGCCGACAAACGGCATTCCAAAAGATTGCCGGGTGTCCCGGTTATGCCCAGTGAATCGCCCAAAGTTGCGAGTAGACGCCGCTCGTTTCCGCATCCGTGAAATATCCGATTCTCGTCGGCGTCAGAAATTGTGTATTTGGCTCCTGGTAGATTTGAATGTACGCTTCGCCGTCATACGAAATCCACCACGTTCTTTTTCCGCTTGCGGTAACTCCGTCGTCCATCCGAAGCCACACGATTGAAACTGCTGTCCAGTAAGACAGATTAACGATGTTGGCGTTGATACTTGTTGCTGATGGTCCGCTGTCATATTGCAGGTTAATCGCCCCGCTGTTGAGAAGCAAGGTGAAGATGAGAACCTTGGTTCCATCGCTAATCACCAAGCCAGCGTTGCCGTTCACTGAATGGTTCGTGGTCCCGAAGACGTTTATCCGACACGCCAGAGTTCTGGTGAAAGGAGGTGTAGGATAAGCGACATATCGTATGTTGAGATTTGAACTTCCGGTTCCAATCGCACTCATGATGTTTTCACCGCCATGGGTCGTTGTGAGAGTTGCTGTTGACTGATTCATCCAAGAGAACCCCGAGGGTGGAGTCATCTGTTTTCCATCTTTGAGATATACCCATGCACCTGACTGGTAAATTGCCATATCGTACAACGAATCGGTGAAGAGATACATTTGACCGGCTGAAGGTGAACCCGGCAAGCTGGCAAACGTTCCCGCTGAAATGGAACTCCCACCACCACCACCCGAGTACACCGGGATATTCAATACTCCGCTTGACAGTGTTGATGCACCACTGGTACCTGTGGTGGTAAGGCTTGTGACAGCACCAGCCGCACTGATGACGCCCGATGAAATCGTGATCGAGGTTCCGTCTGGCTTGACGATCCCTTTTAAACTCGTCGTCGCTGTCGGAACCGAGATCACACCAGCGGAAATATCGATTGTGGTCCCATCCGGCTCGACCAAGCCCAGATTACTTGTTGTCGCTGTCGGGATCGTTTCCCAGTCAACGCCGTCTGTAGCGCTCGAACGAGCCGTCAAGACCTGTCCATCCGATCCGACGCCGAGACGAGCGTTTGTTGTCCCATAGACATAAACGTCACCTTTGGTCGTCAGGGGACTAGAACCGGTCGCAGTTACCGTGATACTTCCAGAGCCGTTATCTGTCAACGTGATGTTTGTTCCAGGAACAAGATTCAATAGTGACTGACTGCCGTTTGTCGTTCCGTTTGTTTCTAGTTTCAGGTTCGGTTGCCCAGTCGTTGAAAGCGCTCCACCAGAACTAGCAACAACGGCGCTACCATCACCAGCACCACCACCCGAAGCTCCTCCACCCATGCCTGACCAGAAATCGAGATACGATCCGATCTCTTGAATGTTTACCATTCTGATTGTGTAGAGATAATGGCCATAGCTTCCCAGGTAAGGCTTAACCGGAACCATCTCGGCGTCAACCGATTCGATGATCCAGTCACCATTAAGGAGCGATGTCCCACCAGTTGGAAGCGTCAGAGCTACATCAAGCGTCATTCCAGGAAAGAGACCCGGAACAAACGTTCTGAATTCGAAGCTGTTAGGCGCAACCGAGTATGATTCCAACGCCGTCTGGCACAGAAGCAAACCGGCTGCGGCTGATGTCGCAATAAGACCCTGTGACGAAGCGTCGGTTATTTGCTGATACTTTCCTGTTCCGTGTGTGATGGCCGCAAGCGCCGTTACAAGGCTGGTATCCTCGCATTCGATTATGTTTCCATCGGATCGAGTGTATTCCACATTCAAGTTGCTTCCTGAATCAAGTGGAGTTGCCATACTGATGACGGCTACCCCTGGCGTGTAGACGACACCTGGTGCAGATACCGAAGTGCCTTCTACGCCCGTTGCAATCGTAATAGTTGCGCCTTCATTCTTTCCTAAAGATCCCTGTGGACTCGTGCCACCAGTTGTAACAGGACTGCTCCACGAAAAAGCGGTTCCGGTTGAAGCAAGATTCGACACCCAGCCCGTACCCGCAGCCTTCTGTTGAATGGTGAAAGAGGTTCCGGTGTTACTGATTGCATTACATTGATTACATTCCCAAGTCGGAAGACTGAATGTCGCCCCTCTTACAACTGCGTTCGCATTGATGGCGTCAACAAGATTTAAGCATGTTGCTGTTGAATTCGCCCCGATGAGAACCTGACCGAATTGTGTATTGTCCAGAGTCGAAACAAACGTGTAGGTGTCGATACCAGTCGAAAGTCCCGCTGGTCCCTGACACGTCCAAATGATGTCATTGTCGACCGTCGTTGCACCTGTAATCGTTGAAAACGTCGGGATAGTAGAGCCGGAACGATCCGTTCCCCCGATAACCGTGACCACCTGCACATAGCCGTTAATAACCAAATCCCCGCCGACCGCATAGATGTGGTTAGCCTGCCAGGTTCCTGACGCTGGTCCGATTGTGACCGTATCTCCGGCTGTCGGTTGACGGCTGAATGTTCCGGTTGCCGTGTTGCACGTGCTCAGAGTAACGAAAGCGTTTGTTATTTGCTGAACCGGACGCAAGCAGGTCAAGTTCATCTGACCAGAGCCGACGAAATATTCCATCGAACGTCCGAACGCATCATAAGACAGCTTCACGGCCTGACGATTTCTGTAGTCTGCGCCGTCAACTTTCCAGACTGCCGTTTCCCATAAAACATCTTGATTCTGAAGTGTGAATGGTGCCGTGATGCTTGAAGGAGATTCGAAATATAATCTGTAGCTTCGTGGATTCACGCCCCAGGTAAACTGACTGGTCGTCGCAAGCTTGCTGATAATCTCGCTGATCTTTTCGTAGTTCGTCACGAGGAGCGGAATCGTTGCGCCGTTGGCGATGGGACCAAACGACACAGGACCACCAGTCACAAGTCTTGTCATCAGATCCTTGATGATGTAACCGCATGTTTCATTCACATATGAAACCGGAGGACAATAAATTGTGTCGAGGGTTGACTCGAAAGAAACCGCTGTGATTATGACGTTGTGATCTCCGTTCGTACCCAGCCATTCATATTCAAGATCTTGAATGAGACCAGACCAGACCGGACCACCAGCCGTTGCAGCCGTGGTTAAGAACGCCGTGACCCAGCCGACGCCGTCACCATTGCTTGAAGTCAATGTATTGCTGTAGCCGAATGAAGCGTCTGACAGGTCTTCAATCGCACACATGAACGTGTTGCCGCCGAAATCTGTACTTACTTCAATCGTCCCGTGCGCTAAACCCCAGACAGTTTCAGGTACATCCTGATCGTTTGCAACTATCAATGCCATCGCTTCGCCGTTCGCAGTGAATGAACCGCTATCAATCGGCAAGGAGGTTGCACTCGTACCGCCAGTATCACCGGGTACAGCGATAAGGGTTCCGGCTGTGCAAGTGAACTCGAAGATTGCCATCGAGAACCCACCAGACGATGTGATCGAGAACGAGCTACCACCTGTCACATTGGTTGCGGCCCAGATTGAGCAACCACCAGAGCCACCCGTCACAGAGCCGAGAAGAGTGTAAGAGTTGCTTTCAGTGTCAGTGATTGACAGACCTGTACCGCCATGACCGATCATTACGACGAGAGCGTTTCCCGAGGTGACAGGATTGGTGAAGGTTTGAGTTAATGAATTAATTGCACCTGGCGTCTGAACAAGACTGATTGCTGATGTGCCACCCGTACCCAGCGGAACAGGTGTTGTTGGTATGACCGGCCCGGAGGACGTTACGTCACAAAGGAATATTGGGGTTCCTCGTGTTGGAGCGTACGTGTCACCAGCCGCAACATAAAACGGAATCTTCGCCTGTCCACGCTGACGAAGTTCTAATGAAAAGCTGTGACTGGATGATTCATCAAGGCGCAAATAGTTGCTTCGGTCCGTCATGCCGATTGACGTCTCTTCAATGAAGATCCATCCGGCATTTACTTGAATCGTCGCTGTGACCGTTGCTGTCGCTAAGAGAGAGTCTGTTACTTTAATCGTGAAAGTGAACGGAGACTGCTTCGTCGACGCTACTGTCGGCGTTCCAGAAACTACGCCGGAGGAAGTATTGAGAGTGAGACGCGTTGGTAACGTCCCAGTCAAAACAGAAAAGGTATATGGACCAGTGCCACCAGACGCAACGAACGTGCCAGTATAGGCGTTGTCAATGGTTGCGTTTAGTTGTGCAGGTGCGGTCAGGGTTAAAGACATAAGCCCTGATATTTAGGGTTATTTTGAGTACGGGCTATAGGAAGGACTGGAGTTCTTCAGATGCTTTGCAATGACCCTGGCTGTTTCTTTCGGGTCGGACGCTTCATGAATGTGAAACGTGTGATTCCCGCCGTTAAATGTTTGGTTCGTATCGCCCGATGGATTCACGCTGGAAGATCGCATAGAATACGATCCGCTTGTTGGGTACGCCTGTGGCGCACCAGGACCAGACAGACTTGCAGTCTTCAGATAATCAGATACTTTATGATTAGGAACGATCTGTGATCCTCGTGGAACATTCATCAGTTCGGGTCCACGTTCGCCGACCCAGGCCAAACCACCAGGAGCAGAATCGGTACCATCGGCGAATCCAAGTAAAGCCATCTGAGTAAACAGAGCATCCGTCATTATGCCCAATGCTACGGTGTTCGCTATCGTCGCCGACAATTGAGCGCTCGTCACCGTAGTCTGAAGTGACAGCCCCAATACGTTCACAGCCATCTCCGCAACAAGCTTTTGAATCATTCCAGTAAGCAACTCACCAAACAACTGCTTGCCAGCATTCTTGAATACGTTGGCTATATCCTTGCCGACCGAGTCACCCTTCTGGTGACGGCTGAAGACATGGCTTAGCGTTGAGCCGAGTTCTTGCGGCAATGACATCAAGGTCTTTTGAATGTCAGCGGACATATTACCCGTGCCGAAATTGCTCCACTGTTGAAGTGTTTGTTTCGTGTTTGCAGTCGCAGAATCGCCTATCTGTTTTTGAGTGCTCAGCCCCGTTGCCTGGTTTTGCACCTCCAGAATCTTCGTCACTGCCTCATATTGGGCGTTGGCGTCAATCGCTTTCTGTTTATCGAGTGCGTTCTGTGCCTTCTTGATTGCCAGTTCATCACCCAGCACTTTTGCAGTGGCGAGTTCTGTCTCTAAAGTTGCTTCCTTTGCAGCCATTTCCGCCGCATCGAAACCAGCCATAGTGGTCATATAGGTGATTTGTTGCGACTTGGTATGCAGCAACTCAAGACCATAGGCTCTTTCCGTTGCTAGTTTCTTCGCCTGTAATTCGGCTTCGGCTGAATTGGCTCGTCCTGACGCATTGGCGTCGGACATTTTTGCATCGTGTTCTTGCTTATCAGTGCCAATCTTTTCACCGATCCGTTGCCCTTCCTGAACGAGGTTTTCATATTCCTTAGCGGCTGCTTTCGCTTTCGCAGCGTTTTCCTCAGCAACCTTTTTGCCCCGTTCAGCGACTCGTGCGATTGCAGCACTGCTTTCCTGGTGAAGTCTTACCAGTTCATGCGTGATTTCTTCTGATCGGGTTTTGTATTGCGATTCCGCTGCTAAGCGAGATTCCCAGTACTTGATTAGTTCGCCGAGATTCGCTTTATACGTTAACGAATCCGCTCCGAGGCCATCTTCATCAGATTTCTTTAGCGCTTTCTCTTTTGCTTCCGTCGCCTCTTTAGCTGCTTGTGCTGCATCCTTAGCTGCTTTTGCTTTTGCGTTGTCGGCCTGTGCTTTATCAAGATCGAGAGAGTTCGATGCAGCATGTTGAACCCGTTTGGCTTGATTTAATTGTTCCTGAAGTTGTTTAATCTGGCCCGATTGATCTTCTATGAGTGAGTCACCTGACGCTCCTGATCCTGACCCGCCGCTACCGTCTGTTACATCTCCCTTCGGCGATAGCGCTGCTTGCCGTCTCTTCTGAAGAGCCTTTGTCGAGTCAAGTTTGGTCGTGAGCCTTTGTATTTCACCAGAGGCGCTATCTTTAATCTTCTTTGCATCGCCGTCTGCATCTGCAACCTGTTCTCTGAATCGGTCGGCACCTTCGGCATTACCCTTAGTCGATGCCTGATTACCAAACAATTGCGCAAAGAACCCCACGTTTTGTGTCTTCAGTATCTCTGACAGCTTTGCCAGGTCCGTATCGAGTGACGCCGCCAGTTTGTCGGCATTGACCCTCGCTTCATCCAGGGTTATTGCCAGCGTGTTTTCGTGCTTGCCTGTGAGTTTGGCTGTTTCTGCATTAAGGCGAGCAATGCTTAGGTCAGTTTCGTCGTTAGAATCTTTCAGCCCTCTTGAAAAACTACGCCATGCTTCTTCGCTCTTTGCTTTTCCTTCAGATACTTTATTGAAGAACTCGGCTATTTTCTTACCCGTCTCGATGACGGCTACACCAATAGCGATGACGGCAACTGACGAAAACGCCGCATTCATAGCCGTGGAAATACCGGGAAGTTCGGCTAGAAAATTTCTCGCATGCCGAGGCAATGATATGCCCAGTTCTTCACCAAGCAACGCCATGGCCCCTTTAGCCTCGTTTGCTGATCCCTTGGCGTGAGAACTGAACTCCTTAATATTGCCTTTTGCTTTTTCGAGATCCTTGACGAATTGCGAGGTTCCCGCCGACAAGTTGATACGGATTTCACCGACCGATAGAGACATAAAGGTATTTATTGGTTTGTGCTATCCCGTGGGATTCGTGTCGGCGTAGACGTGTACCCAGCGTTTATAGATTGCTGAAGTGTTTCCCTCTTTCAGGCCGAGCATCTTGGCGATTTTGGGAAACGATAGACCGCTCTGACGTAATTCAATAATACGCTTGCGCAAAGCGATTTGTTCTGGTGTTCCGTCAGTGGTCTGGCGTTCTCTATTTTTGTTCCACGCCGGTCGACCTATTCCAGCTTCACTGATTTTCCGTCTGGTTTCGGCAGAATGCGGCGTACGAGGGTGTACTGCGTATCGAGCTTTGAGGGATTCCGATCTTTTACGAATTGATTCCGGGGACGCTTTCTTGCCTCTTAACGCAATGCTGTTCGCAGCCCCTATCTTGCGTTTGGTGCTCTCAGACATCCGATGAGTGCGTCCACCCGGAGAAATGTTGTACCCTTGTGTTCTGTTTGTCGAGTCGTAATGATGCACTTCCATGCACTCAATCCCGTCGAGTTCTTCCTGTGATGACGCACCATGAAGAAGTGTGACTACAAACGCATCACGACCATATTTTCTGATCGCATGAGACAGGACCATGTTCTTTAATCCTGTCAGTGCCTTGTAACAGTGTTGGTTCCAGCGCTGGTTAAGCGGTTGGACGGTCTGCCCAACATAGACCTTTCTGTTGATAGTGTTCGTTATGAGGTAAATGCTTCCGTATGGAGACTTCATCCAATAGGATTTAGGAATTGCGATTATTAGCCTTTCAGACCGGCTTCAATACTGGCTAGCAAACGGGTTTTAAACGCTTCAATAGCTTCTTGCTGACTCGCTGCTAATGCCGGTCTCATGAACGGATGTGGCTGAACCACTTTTCCGGTGTCGGTCTTATTGGGCTTGTGTCCTACGGCTCTATGTCCAACTTCCACGAGCCGAGCGATTTGCCCCTGCTTTCCAAAACCGACAGCCAGGGAACCGCCCTTGCCTTCAGAACTGATCGAGATTTCAGATTGGATGGATTCCTTCAGGAGACCGGTGTCGACGGGCGTACGAGTCTCCAGAGCCTCAACAATCGGGATTGCACCAGCGGCGAGCGCCTGCCCAAACGCACCTTTGACGATACGAGCCGGTAAACCCTCCAGTTGTGTAATGCAGTTGTCGAGACCTTCGATTTGAATACCGAGTTCGTTCATGCCGGTATTTATGGAAATGTGGGTATGTATCTTGAAGTGACTTCATTCTGATGATGTTAACCTTGGTTAGATTCCGGTCACATTGCGGTTTGCCCCCTTGAGGAGGTATGGTCGTCGACAGGAGGAATCAACCGATGAAACTGACCAGCTTGTTATTGACAGCGGTCCTGTGTACAGCCTGCGGCCCGTCGTTGAAGGATAGAGCCGAACAGACGAGGGATATCGAGCGTTCGAAATATGCCGGTATGGTTATGGACGTGGAGAATGCAACTGCGGATCTTGAAATTATCCGCCTCAATGCGGACACGGCGAAACTAACCGGCAAGCCGGTTGATAAGAAGGCCATCGAAGACGCCGAAAAGAAACTAGCAGCCTCTAAACTGGCATTGCAACTCGACGGCTACCTTGCTGAAGTCCGAAATTAAAACCCAATCCACTTCGAATTTCACAAACGCTCTGGCGGAAACCCCGATCAGGGCGTTTCCGATTTTACGTGGGTTGCAGGGACCCGGTTAACCCAGGCCGGTTTGTGGTGTGTAATATGTTCGTTCAGTCCTGAGAAGACATTGCGGAACTGGTCGGCAACGAGGTCATTACGATCTCTGTCCGTGACTTCCGGCTTTCGTTCGCAATGGGACGGCATGAACTGGCTGGGATTTAAAAGCTCCTTCGGTCGCATATAGCCCCAGTTGCAAATGGTTGCGCACACCTGACCAAACAAAAGCTCTGTGTGTTCGGTCTGTGCGTGCTGCGCATCCATCAGATACCAGAACTGTTTTGGCGTCAGGGCGTAGAACTCTTCATCCGACAAACCGAGCACAACACGAGCCGTGGACCAATAAGCGGCCCATGTGTCTTCGCTACTTACAGGTTCGTTGCTTCCGGGTCGGCTGGTACTGCCTCTGGCTTTTTTTTTGGCATCGAGGCGCTATGAGACTCTACAATTGCCGTTGTGACATCAACTAGAGTATCGAAGCGTATTAAATCTCCGGCGTCTTCCACGGTCATTGCTGGATGTCGAGAGGTGAGAGCCGCAAACAGAAACGCCCGTAATTGAAGACTGCTGATGTTTGCCAAGTTGAAGGACGCCTGAAGTAAATTCACGCCCGTTGCTTTCTCTGCTTCGGCTGCTGCATTGAAATCGAAAACGAGAGAATAAGTAACGCCGTCAATGGTCAACGGTACAGGCTGTTGTGTCATGTTGTGTTTCATGGTGAAAATATTTAGAAACAAAAAGAAAGCCCCATCACACTGGAGAATGTGACAGGGCGTCTTTTACTTTCGAGTTGTTGAGATTAGCTTACGATCCAGCGGTAAACGTCCATGCACCAGATACGGTGATCTTTGCAGACGTTATGATCTGTTTGTTGCTGTCGATGTCGGTGATATCGTCGAACTGAGCCACTAAGCCGGTAAAGGTGTAAGTGTCCCCAGTCGTAGTTTGTGCAGGTGTCAAAGGAAGCACCAGTTCATACGGAAGAAAGTTCTTCGCAATCCATGACGCCTGAAGCGCTTGCCAGCCTGGATCAGAACTAACCCGGTTGATGGTCAACTCGAATGAACCATATTCATTCATGGTCGGCAGGAATTCAGTACCAGTGCTTTGCAATGTGGTGATTTCTACTGTCTTGTTATTCTTGCCGCTATGCTTGCAAGACGTGATACCGTAAACGGGTACGAACGTGGTCGACGGCTTAACACTGAAGACTGACTGATTGCCTGTTTGGGCATTATTGGGAACGTAACTCAAAAGTTCAACTCCTGTGAGCCACGCCGTTAAACCGGTGTGAGCTTCAACAGAATGTATTTAGCTAAGTGCTACTGTGCGTAGTATTGAATTTCGTATTCGAGGGATCTCACGAAGCTTCTATTCGCATCGTTGAATCCATCGATTCCTGATGACGGAAGCTGATAAATGCCTGCAACCCTCGTGCTATCGGCATCAGTGAAGACGCCCCGAAACCCGCCACTAAGGACATTGGTAATAGAGTGAGCAAGAGCGAACGAGTCAGCCGCCTGGTAGCCGTGGCAATCGATTTGAACATGCCACTTTGTCAGAGCGTTTTGACCGTCGAGTTCATAAAGCGGAGTCGACAGAATCCCTCGATAGCTCCACGCTTTGGGTGTCGATGATGAAATCGTGTCTTTTGCAAGCTGGGTAGCATACCCGCCTGGGATCGAGGCATCATTAAGACCGGTTGTGATGTATTCGACTAGTCCCTGCTCGATCATTTATCGGCACTCCCGAGACCCAGACAAGTAAGGATCATGAATGTATTCATCTCCTTGACGTTTTCAAGGTATTGGATGATGAAAGACGCCCCGCTGGGTAATTGAAGTCTTGATTGTGGTGTGAACTGGGATCGATACCACGATGTTACTTTGATGATTGCCTGTGTCGCTTCCTGACCTGACTTGATTAAGTCAGCACCTCGAATGTAATCGATACTTGCCCAAGCGGTCACTGGTGGAACTGATGCCTGATAGGTCAATGTTGCGCCGGATGCATCGCTACCAGCAACGGGACTAAGCAAGGTGATCTGATGCCGAAATGTTCCAGGGTTTACGGTGGGAATATCGGCGTTGATATTGGGCTTGTTCACTCAGGTATTTATGGATTCCGGGACGGCCTCATGTGAGACAAGGTAGTTGCCAGCTTTGAAACAGGTAAGAGGATTTTCTCTAGCGTAGGCTATGAGCAGGTTGCAAAAGGAGTGCAAAATGGCCCGAATCTTTCCCGTTTCATGATTATGATCGATACAGGGTCTAAGATTGTTGACGCTTCGGTCAAATGGCTCTTCACAGAGCGCACATGTGTGGTTTTGGCGTTCCATCATTGCCTGGTACTGATCGAAGGTAAGGTTATAGCGGCGTTTGAGCGTATATCCTTTCCGTCGTAGCTTTCTGTCGGGTCTCGCCTCATTGCGTTTGCTTCTGGCGTGCATACAGACCAAGCAACCAGCGGAACTGGTATATCTAAGCCTTTCTTGACAGTGTTTGCAGGGTGGTCCGGTATAGGTGACGTGGTCTGATAGTTGTGCTTGCTGACGTGGAGAGAGATCGGAAGTATTCACACGAATACTTAGTACCGATAATCCATGACCGGCCCGAGAATCGCTTTGACACAATCACGTGTTGCAGAATCATAGGACGGAAGACGATTCACGAACCAAGAGTTGACCAAAAACTTTATAGCGGTCTTTGCGAGTTCCCAATGCTGCGGAGATCCATAATTCACCAGCAACGCCGTGGAAGGCTGTGCAATGGCAGTGGTAGCCACGTCACGCATTGTTCCGACTCCACCAGACACGGATTGAATGATCGTGTTCAGGGTTGCGCCACCCGGCCCCGCTCCTGGGATCGAAATCGGTTGACCGATGTTCACAGCGGTGAACGTCGCTGTTCCAAGTGTTGCGCTGTTTGCGCTCGTGGTCACCTGAACCGGTGAAGCGTACCCAAGGGTGAAATTGATCTGAACTGCATTGGCAATGACACGAGCAACTGGCCACATTTGGCCGAAGATCGGCATCAATCTTGCCGGTTGCGATTCGAGATCTTCGACGAAGTTAAAGCCGGTCACCTGGCCGGTTGCCGTGATGCTCGATCCGGTTCCGGTGACGTACGGCAAAAGTAGAGTGACATCGTCGAGCACATTGATTTGCTGGTTCGCAACGCCGGAACATAACGCAATTAATGCAGTGTTGCCGGAAATGGTCACGCTTGCGTTTGACTCCAGCCCGTGTGGTTCCGCCGTGACTATCTGAACCGGTTGGTTCAATGTGTTTGTCACAGAGGCGATATTGAACGGCCCGGTAATCATGCTTGTCGTCTGACCGTTCGCATTCAAATAGACGAATGTGTTTAGGGTCTGGACAGGAGGAAACGGAAGGAGGAAAGCGTATCGGATGCCCACCATGACGGCGTTAGAACCCGACACGAACGGACTAGAGATCTTCTGACCGATCATTTTCCAGTCCACATAACCCGGAAAAAAATCTGTCATGAGCGTCCACGACTGTTGAACCAATTTGCGCTGTGCAATGGATTCGCACATCGACGTTGCAGCCACGTTCAGCGAGGTTAAAACGTCGTCTTGTGTGGTGTCGCCCTGATCTATACGAAGCATCGATTTCAGTTCTTGAATCGATACCGGGTTTACCAGAGGAGGCGAAGTACAGATGAGAGCCATTATGATTTCTTCCGGGTCTTCTTTGCTTCAACCGTGGAAGCCCCTTTGTTGGCGTTCTCAGGCTCTACAGCGGGCATTTCGTCCGGTTCCGCTACACAGATACCCCTTGAGATCCACTTTCCTGCTATATCGGCGTCAAGGTCGTAAATCAGACCGGGAAGATAGCCAATGTCCGGGCTTGCGATTGATTGAAGAATCTTTATTTTCATCAGGAATATTTATGGATACTTCTAAGCCGCTAATGGACGCCGGAAATAGGCAGTCATGCCGTACCATTCTTCGTAGGTGTATCGGTTGCCTTTTGCATGGTTGCATCTTTTACAACACACTACGACATTGTTTATTTGATAGCCGATAGCGTTGTCTTTGCGGTCCAGATTGTAGCTTTGCCCATTCTTCGCAACGCAATGTTTGGCGAATGTCACCGAGGCACAACAGTAATGACATGTCGGCTTCTCAGCGAACGTTACGAACTCTTCATAGGACAAACTGAAACTGTGATTGTCCCGAGCCGCCGACCGACCAGCGTTATGATAGAGCGCTTCATATGGCCTAATACGTACCTTCACGTTCTCTTTTCTCGAACATTTACCGCATTGCGACGACTTACCACGGGTCAGTCTGTGACCAGACACCTCCTTGACCGTGCCGCACTCACATTGACAGATCCACGGAAAGTTACTCACACCGTCACGAGTCGCACCTCGTCCAGTCACCGTCCATTTACTAAACCGTTGTCCTATGTGTAACTCGATACGATGTGAACACCCGACACAATGCGTCGTTCTGCCTCTGACTAATGAACTGCTATCAGTCGTCGATTCGGTTCCGCAGTCACACAGTACTTTCCACATCCTCACACGACTGGGACTCACACCAACAAACGCCATTACAGTCCATTTACCAAAGCGTCGCCCGTTCAGGTCATAACCTTTTCCTTTCATGCGAGTATCTAGCAAACACAAATGGCCACCCTTTTCAGAGTGGCCATTCTATTGAAGCGAAATAATCGCTTAGGTAGCGGACTGTTGAAGGACCGCTATGGGATGCGTGCCAGCATCTACAAGATTCGAGTCGAATCTATTGAATGCTGTGTAACCCACTTGGAGATAGTCAGCATAGCGTTCTTTCATCACTATGATGCGGACATCGTCCACAACACGAACTTTGAAAGTGCTCATATCGCCGAACAACATCGAATAGGCTGACGCAGCCGGAACAGCAACATCCTGGTTGATGATGTAAGGGTGATCCCAGATCAAAGGTTTGATCGTGTCCACGCCAGCACCTTCACGGAAGGAGGCTGTCAGGCCTGGTTGCCACAACGGACGAGAGTTGCCGTCAACGAGCTTCTTGATACCCTTAAGCATGGCATCGGAGAACATCCAATAGCTGGAAGGATTGAATCTGTACGCCGGGTCGACTGCGTGTTCCAAATTTACGATGTCACTGTACGTGATCGTAGCTATTTCGCCAGAGCTTGTAGAACCACCAGCGGTCACGATGTTACCAGCCGCCACAGCAGCCGTTACGATGCCGTTAGGTGCAGAGCTTCCACTACCAACTGTGCATTGGTTGTTGTACAGACGGCCCAGACGGGTCCCAAGCATCTTTGCAGTAAGTGCATCGATATCGAAGTAAGAATCTTCGATTAGCTGCAAGGGGACGAGAACGAGATCCGAAGAACCGACATAAGCGTTAAATGTCACCTGACCAAAGGTAAAGTCGGTCTCAGTCAACTGTGTGTTGATGCTGAGCATACGGCCCTTGTTCGAGGTATCATTCACGGTCGGCCAGGGCATTGGGTTGCCGGTCGAAGTAACAATCTTATCGACGGTTCCCTCGATTCCACCAAACCATTTCATGGCTTCTTCCAGCTTGTCGCTGAACCCCTGCGGGATCAAATAGCCACCACCAGAGGTAGTGACGGTCTGAGCGTTCGTGAAGCCCGAACCCTGATTCTTTGCGGCCCGGAGTGCGGACAGATCTTCACCAGAAGTTCTTTCGCCGTTTCGAAGATAGTTGCTGAAAGCCTTCTCGTAACCAGTCTTGTTGATGGCTTTGCGAGATCCGAAGGTCTCTCGAAGTTCTTCAACTTCAACTTCCTTGATGCCGGTTTTATTGGATGCGCTTGCGAGACGGTCGACAATGCTGTCTGTCTTCTCTGCAATCTTGATTGAATCTTCCAGTGCAGTGTAATCAGCTTCCATCGTGTGGAACTTTTCACGCTCTTCCGAAGTCAACCCACGGTTGTTTTCGTTCTTTGCTTTGTCGACAATGTTCTGAATGTCAGTTCCGAGCCGACCAAGCTGTTCTCGTACATTTTTGGCGTATGCCATTTCTCTTTAGGTGCAAGTCCGCTAATTCACCCTGGTGAACCCGACTGCTTACCACGGCCTTGTTAGTCCGAAGACAGATTGTGCAAGGTCGACAGCGAAATTATTTATAAGAGAAACGCTTTTGTAGATATATCTACCCGCCTGGATGATGGTTAGTTCTGACCAGACTTGAGTTTCAACAGGCTCACACGAGCTTCGTACAGTGACAGATTTGAATCTTCTGGTGCGTCGTCTCCATCATTCCGACTATCCTGCATGGGACAATCAATGCAATTTGGATCGTCACATCCAACATTCGAACAGTTGGAGCAATCGCCCGCCGAGCAATTATCGCAATCACAGGCGCATACTGTGTCGTCCGGGTTGTCTTCGTTCTTCAGAACGGCTGGAACGTTCTTCAGATCACGAAGTGTCTTGAATGATCTTGCAAGAGCTAATGCCCGTGCCGATTGACCGGCGTCGGCTGGATCTTCAGAAAGCTGGGTTGCGAAACCATTCTTGATACAGTCATCAGCGGACATCCATGTTTCCTCGTCCATCATCGCCTGAACAGTTTCCAGATCGGTTCCGGTACGATCAACATAAGTCTGGGCGATTGATGCCGAGACCTTATCGAGAGTGTCCGCTTCTTTTCTCATGTCTGAAGCGTTACCAACACACACAGCGGATGCGTTATGAATCATCATCATTGCGTTGTGGGCAATTGTGATCTTGTCTCCCGCCATTGCAACGATTGACGCAGCCGACGCCGCCAGTCCATCGACGACGGTTTCAACAGGTTTCTTGGAAGCCCGAAGCAAATTATGGATTGCGATCCCTTCGAACGCATCGCCACCAGGTGAATTGATACGCATCACGATATTGGTGTATGCTCCGGCCTCGTCCATCTGTTGCTTGATATCTTCAGCGGTGACGCCGTCATAATACCCACCACCAATTACGTTGTAGAGCATCATTTCGAGCGTTCCGCCGTTGGTCGATGCATTGAAGAATGGTTTAAGCTGCTTTCTGTGTTTCATTGATTAGTTCTCCTGAGAATGCATCGAAGCATCGCTCTGTTATTTCTGTGGCTGTCTTTGCAGCCGTTTCTTTGGTCCACTTGCCGGAGTCTGTCACAATCGTTTCGACCATTGCGCCGATGCTTTCGAGATCTCGTTTCGTCAGGTCGACGTTTCCAAACTTCATCGCCAGGAAGGTTTGATAAAGCGAATTCACAACCGGGTGAAGCGCTTTGCGAATGAACACCGGATCGTTGGCCCGGTTGACGGCCCGTCCCACGGCATCACGGAACAATGGTCTGTAGGAATTAATCAAGCTGGGCTTGTGAAATGATGCTGGGCTTCCTTCTGTCGGATCGGTCTGGACGGTCTCAGGCCCAATCGGTTCATTATCGAAGTGCAAAAGACTTTCGAGCGGAATGAATGCACCTTGCACCATTCGCACGTCTCCACCTTCATCAGTCGGTATCGGGTTCTGTCTCAATCCACGGCGCACTTCGTTTGCTGAGTAAACGCCAGCATTACGTAACTGAAGATATGCAGTTGTCTGGGACGGAAAATCTCCTCGTTCGAGATCCTGAAAATTATGTTCAATGATGAACGGCCCGCTTCCAAGAATCTTGTATTGCAATTCCTGCTCAATCTGAACTGCATAAGGCATCAAGCAATGTCTTACATATTCAGTTCCCTGAAATTCGAGGTTTGCATTAGTGGCTCTTTGAAGATCCTGGAGAAGGTGGAGGGGAACCCGGAAACACTGGCTGATCTCCTCTTTCGTGAACTTGCGGGTGTCGATGAACTGAGCGTCATTCGGAGGAATGGACAATTGTTTGTATTGCATTCCCTCCTCAAGAATCAATGGCCGTAGTGCCGTGTCTCCGGTGACAGCTTCATGCAAACTCTTCTTCAGGTTTTCGTATGCTTCCGGGTCAAGTTGCTGAGGGTGACTAAAGATGCCCGTTGCCCGTGCGCCGTTGCCGAAGAACTGAGCGCCGAACTTTTCCGCAGCGATACCCAGGCCGACCATGTTCTTACACTGTTGAATTGGAGATAGACCGGTGAGACCGTTCATTGACGGCCCGGTTCTGAAGTGCAACATGTTTTCGGGATCGACATATTCAACATCGCCGTTTTGGGTGAAAGTAGTTGCGTACATCAATTCACCATTGATCTGGACCGCACTCGTACGAGCAGGATCAAGAGGCAATAAAGCGATTGCACGAGCCGCATTATCACGCTTGATATAGGTGTAGGCATTGCCAAATAGACAGAGTGACGTAAGCACCTGCAAACGCCATGTCATGCTTGACATGTTGGCGTTCGGCCTGGTGTGAATCATGTTGTAATTCTTGTGATTCTTCGCCAGTCTCAGACTTCCGTCTGGCATTTCTTGAAAGATGTCAAGAGACAATCTCGATAGGTCTTCAGAGATGATTTTGACGCACGAAAAAATGGTGCTGTATCGCATTGCCTGTGCCGTGTTGACCAGCACTCCGGCATCACTTCGGCCCAGTCCCAGCGAGTCAACTAAAACCGACCAGGCAAAAGCGGTTGCGCCGGGTCTTCTAGTGATACATTTGTAAACCCGAGTAAGTTCGAAAGGAAGCCCATTGACTATTTGCCCCGTTTGATATATGGAAAGATGACCGTGGGTGACATGAGGAGAACGCCTGCAAGTATCAGCGCTCCAGCATGTGTGAACATCGCCGTTCCGGTTTCCAAAGAGGCAAAACCGATTAGTAGAAGAATGTCTTTCAGATCCCAGTTTCTGGGTGTCTTACTTGTGTGTTTGTCTTTTATGATGATTTCTTGTTCCACGCCGGAATATTTATGGTTAGGTGGATTGCGCCTAACCAGCTTTAGCCTTTGCGTGTAATGGACATAGCGCTTTTGGATCGTTTCGTGAACGGCGAATCAGATTGCAAGAAAGACAGCCGGTGACATCGACTGTCAACACGCCCCGTGAAGAATAGATCGATTTGAATTGCGGTTTCGCTTGCTGAACCCGGCTGATAGCCATCACCAGAGCTATGATTCCGTCGATGCGTTTCGAACTCTTTTTGAGTGCTGGCTTGACCGGCTTTATGTTGCCGTTCACATCGGAATAGATCGTTGTACAATCCAGATTCCATCTGAGCAACGGGTGACCGGTGTGAACGAGGTGTTTATCGAGCACCAGCCGTTCCAAGCGTTTCGAAGGTGCTGTCATTGCACCTAATTGCTGACTGATCTGGACGCAATCCACATTGTGTTCTGCCAGATGGCTCACAACGTCCTTTGCGCCCCACTGGTCAAAAGCGATTTCTTTAATCTTGAAGCTCTTTCCAAGCTCTGTAATGCGGCTGACGACGTACCTGTCATCTACTGTCCACCCTGGAGTCATCTCCAGATAACCCTCTTTCAACCACTGGTCATAAGGAACTCCGTCATGTTTTGAGCGCTCTACAAGCCCTTCAGAAGGCAGAAAGAACCAGGGATAACAGTAAATCGTTTCGCCGATGTGCCAGACAAGTACAAACGCCGTCAGGTCTGACGTGTTCGAGAGATCAAGCCCACCGTAACAGGGATATGGTTCGAGTTGTTTGAGGAATTCCCGGCCCGTCACGTCATTCGTAATGAAATGCGTTTCGGTGATGGTCGCAACGTCAGACATTCAGCGGTTCACCGTCCCATGCGCACGCATCCCAGAATTTAAGGGGTATCCAGATGTCTTTGGAGTTCACCCACTGGTTCATGAAGAGTCTTCGGAAGCTGGTTTGTTCTGACGGAAGGTTTAGCGCCTTGTCTCGTTCTTCCCGAAGCGATTCGACATTCACGATGCTTCCCAATGCCGGGTTTGCAAGGTGCCATAACGATTCATTTGTCCAGTCGGCGTCTTTTGGTAATTCGTAAATGATCGGAAGGTATGTCGGATCGGAAACGAGATTCTTCAGGACCCGGCAAGCATGACCGTATTCCTTCCCGCACATGCTGTGCTCGTCAACACCAGCCGTGGTGATAATCAGCCGTAACGGTTGACGCCGTGCGCCTGAACCCGTGGTCAGAGCGTCATAAAGTTCTCTGTCGGATTCGTCCCACACGTGGAACTCGTCGATGATGACACATGACGGGTTGTAACCGTGCTTGCCCTTGCCATCACTGGACAATGCCCGGAGCTTCCCGCCGTTGGCCGGATTGATGATGGTCTTCTGATAGTCAATAATTTTGAGAAGCCCGGACAGTTCTTCACTGGCCCGGATCATGTCACAGGCAGCGTGAAAACAAATTGACGCCTGTTCCCGGTCTTTCGCAGCGATGTATATTTCGGGTTGCGCTTCGTCATCCATCACCAGAAGATCGAGACCCAATGCAGCCGCAATCTGGGTTTTTGCGTTTTTCCTGGCAACACTGAAATAAGCACGTCGATACAGCCGGGTTCCGTCAGCCCGTCTCCAGCCGAGAAGATTCGAGACAAGTTCTCTATGAACCCGTAACAACCTGAACGGTTCCGGTCGGCCTGATGGAGTTGACTTCGTTAATGTGAGGGATTCAATGAAAGCGATATCGAGAGCCACGCTTTGCGCATCAAAGTACGCCCCGTCAAGTACATTCATTGCTCTTTCTTCAGTGCGATCAGTTGCGCAAGCTTACCGGTCTTCTTTGGTGCGCTTCTGATGCCGAACCGTGCTCTTGCCGCTGGTGTAGCGCCGATAGTCTCGGCCCACTTCTGACTGTCCCGTTGATACCGGGCGACCTGCTTCGAACATTCCAGCTTGTCTTTCAGGGTTTCCGCTTCCTGTTCCATCGTGGTCCACTTCGATACCGCTGCTATGCATTGCGCACAACAGGCGATTGCAAAAGAATCAACTTGTTTGATCGGAACATTTGCGGCTGTCAGGTCTCTTACAAGAATTTTGAATTCTTTCTTATCAGGCCGTGAAAGCCAGTCAGGAGGATCAATCTTAGACTCCGGCTTGTCGATTGTGATGCCTTCTCGAAGTCCCCTGACGCTATCAGGCTGTCTTAACATGCTCATATGACTGTATTTACAACTTGCTTTGACTAGATGTATGATTTTTTAAGGTGTAAACGCACGTGCGGGAGTTGGCCGTGGTCTGCGGGCGTCGGGAAACCCAAGGATTTTAGGCACCCTGGGGTATGCTGGCAATCAGGACCCGTCCTGAGATGCTTACCAATTACTCGGCGATACATCACCGAGCACTAAGCGTGCTATTAGCTCAGTGTGATTCCGCTTGAGGTGCCAACAGTCCACCACGTCCCGTTATAGGAGACAAGCTCTAGACTGTCAGTGACAGCACCTCCGAACGTTGCAACATGCTTGTTGCCGTTGATGCCATTGGAAGGAGTCGTAACGGTGTGTGCGCCTGTCGTGGTGTTCTTAATTGTCAGTGAACGTCCGTCATCACCACCAGCCGAAGGAAGACCCGCAGTCGGAAGAGCTAAGGTCATTGCAGCCGCCGACGCATCCGTTATGAATATAAAGCCTTCTTTTATGGCGATAGCGCCTGATGCAGAATCGGTTTCGACTCCGAACGCAAGATCAATGGAAGAATCGATATTACCGCTACCAGCGTGTAAGTCAGGATTGGATGAAGAGAAACGATAGGACATGCATGTATTTATCCGTGCGTGTCTTACTCTCCTCGTGACGTTCTGATCTGGTGATGATGTTTACAAAGGCTCATACAATTGGATTCAACTAATCGTAGTTCCGGGTGATCTCTCGCCTTTCGAATGTGGTGGACTTCCTGAACGGCTGTCGGTATTCCTTCAGCGACGCAGTCTTCACAAAGCGGATGACGTGTGATAAACCAGTCTCGAAACTTTTGCCAGTCCCGATCATAACCACGTTCGTACGAACTGCCTCGGTACAGATCCGGCTTGCGTTTATGTTCGTCGCAATAGTTTCCAGTCTCGCTGGTGTTGTGACAATGCGGAAACGCACACGCTTTAACGATCTTACCTGGCACTCATGTATTTACTAAGTGTTATTCCCACTTACCGCCGTTTGCGATCTCTACACAGTCGTCTGTGATACATCGGCCTGACGTGTTGAAGTGATGATTACGAATACAATAGTTCTCGATGCCGTTTATATCAGCGACACACTGAGAGTGTTTCGAGGCTTCTTCAATGAAGAAGGTATCCTCGGCAAGATTCACGGATTCGAACGGATGCTGACTCCACCAGTCTTTGCGATAGCACAAAGAACCGCCCATTAATGGTTCTGAATGCATTTTCCACCAGCCGCTAGGTTTGCGCCAAACACCAGCGGACAGAATCGATACAGTTCTCATTTCATGAACCGTTGCGTCAGTGTATCCGGTTAAAGCTTTGCCCGTGTGTTCCAAGAGCGCCATCAGGGTTTTGAGATGTTCAGGTGCGTACAAATCATCGTCGTCGAGATGCGCCACTATATCGCCAGTGGCAGCACGGCAGCCAATGTTGCGCTTATCGCCTAATGTGTCGCCACCAATCACGACGGTTATCGTTAAGCCTGGAGTAATAGCGGCTCCTACGTCGGCAAGTGTCGTGATCTCATCTGATGTATCAGCGATAAAAATGAGTTCTTTGGATGCGACTGTTTGACCAATGAAACATTTGAGCACGTCTGGCCAGAACTGCTTTCTGCGTATCGTTGTGGGACAAATACAACTGACTTTCATGAATACGATTTATCGACGAAAGTAGCGGCCCACAACGTTTGAGTTGTACCAAGCAAACGAGCCATCATCTAATCGAGCGGTGAGCACATCACTTTTTACAAGGGCTTCCAATTCGCTGTAGCTTAATTCAGATTTGGTTTTGCAGAGCTTCACAATGTCACGAGTGAAACAATGGTCGCCGAGACGCTTCACATCAGCTTTGAGTTCTTGACACGAGGAGAAGTATGTCGCCCAGTCGGATTCTTTGACGTAGTGGACTCGGTTCTTCCGGCCTGGAACTTTCTTTGACAGGTGACGATGAAAATTCTTGCGACCGATGTATCGACGGCCTGTCGTGTTCGTGATCAGGTAGACAAACCCGTGGTAGCCATCAGGTGCGCTCGTTAGCGGTTTGCCTTGATAGATCCACAGATTCACCGGGATTTACCCGGCTGTCAGAACGGCCGTATTTGCGCTTTAGAGGCTTGCTGACGCTTCCGAACGTTCCGGCTGGTGATTCGGTACCTGACCGGTGATTGTGTCCATTTCAAGCAGGATCTTCCGGAATGCTGAAATGGTCATATCTTTTGCCCGGACCAGTTCGAGGAGTAGCATTTTGTTTTTCGTCTTCTGGCTGGTTGCGGCTGACCGTGAAATAATCAAGTGATGACATGTGAAGGTTACATCTACATCGGGTTTGCCGAAAAGACGGCCATGTACACCGTTGAAGTGGACTTGTTTGAAGGAGACCTTGCAGGTGCCACAAAAGCTCATCCTGTCTCGGGAAAACTTGCGTTCCTTGAGCCGGGATTACGAGGTCTGGCGTTTAGTCAGACTCCGTTGTGGTTTTCGGCCAAAACTGACAACATGAGATACGAAATCAAGCTCCATGAAGACGGCACTTGTGAAATCGGGCGTTCGTGGGGATATTGATTAATGTGCGCCGACACTGTGACGGCTTGGTGATAGACTGACGTGCTTATGTCAGTGTTTCCAATCGCTCAGCTACTACTAATATGCCTGATTGCGTCAGCCTGTCAGAATCAGCGGTCAGCCCAGGCCGTCACCGACGACGTAGCGATCAGGAAACCGACAGCTACCGAGGTATTCAATCTCCGATCAAAATGCGCCGAATTGGGGCACAATATTTTGGCCGATAACATCATCGGATCGGCACTGGCACAAGATCAAGTATCACATTACGATCCACGCTCGAACCGCTGTTACGTTGAGCTTGATGTTCATACGGCTGACCTGAACAAGGAGTGGGATTACGACGCACGATACCTGTACGACGGCCAAACCAGTGAATTGCTTGTTTCCGCAGTCAAGATCAAGGGACATGAAACGGCGTTCATCAAAGTCAGTCCTGGTGGCTTTGACTACACGACGGCTTTGGGTAAAATTCAGGATTTGATGGAGGATGACAGAAAGCAGTGACACTCTTCGGCTACTATCATTCCGATTTCCGGTTTCTGTAAACTCCTCACCCTGGATAGATAGTTACATCTACTCGGCCCGACTAATGAACTAGATGCATGTATGTGCCCAGGCACGGGAACATTTACCGTTTAGCGGTGCCTGGGCCGAAGTATATTCCAAGCGTATCCTCGGGAAAAGCTTGGCCGACTTCTCCTCCCGTCTTGATTCCCAGTTGAGTAAACGCTTTTGCAACGGTTTCTCGTGACGGTTGAAATTTCGTCCACACACCTACATTGGGATGCTGGAACTCGGGTTTCGTGTAATCAATGTCCGCAGTGGAATGAATGACCAAATATAATCCCGGCATCGGAATGCCTGGGGTTATGCGCTGCACAGACTGGGTAACTAACGGCCAACCTGCTTCGCCGAATAAACTAACGAACTGACCTGCAACGCTACAGTCGGGTTCATCATACGGGGGGCACATTATCTGGACAGGTATCGGCTTCGGTTCCATTTTGATAATCTTGATAAACAGTTCTCGGGCATGTGAATCTAACATACCGAGTCCCTCCTCTGGCCACACATGGATACCCAAGAACGTGATGCCAGCAGCCATAATAAGCCATGCTGCCAGCACGCTTAGATTCCGAGACCATCCTGGTGCAGCATTTCGAACAATAGGAAGATATGTCACTGGAAACGCCAGCAGTCCAAACAGGGTTATCAAACCGATTACAGTTAGCGGTTTTGAACGCTCAGGGACAAGCCATAAGAGTAGGGAAATAGCGACCCCGAAACAGGTCAAGACAATAGCCAACCTGTCGCTAAAAGACAGCGTCTCGGGGTGTTTGGACGCCATATGAGAGGATCTATTATACTGTTTTGTGCGTTGGTTCGGAACCGGCATCTGACTGTATCTTCGCACGACGATCTCCCGATACGAATCAAAAAGAACCGTGCGGTGTTTATTGTGCTTTTAGATGTTCGCCAATGATACCAAGCCTCTCTTCCCTGTCCTGAAGATACTCAAGCATCCCTGGGACGCCGACGTTTTCAGTGTGGTAAAGATCGGCAAAACGGTATTTGTCCATCGTGGCATCGACGGCGCACAGCCGGTCATACAACGTCTTGAGGAAAGCCGGAGTGTAAGGAGGATTCATTTGGCGTTCGGAAGGTCCGCTGACGGGATATCTGGTTCGTCGGCTGATGGAAGCTCCGGTTCTTCAGTTGCATGATTATCGAATCGGTATCTCGGCAACTTGATTCTTTTGGCCTTGATTTCATCCAACAAGTATTGAAGCTGATTCACGAGAATCTCGTCGTCTGGTGTTGATGGCGTCTTCATCGGTATCAGTGTAGATCCATTTTGAATTACGTCAATGCCATCAAATGAAACTGGGCTTAGGCCATTGAAATGGCCAAGCCCAGTTTTTCAAGAGTGACTAAGAAGTACTGAAGAACAATAAAATGTATCTTCATCGGATAGAATACATGGAAAAGTACAGGGATCATAAGACCACCTGACTTTTCCAGCAGACCTTCATTCGGTGAGCCTGTGTTGATTGTTCTTAGAGAACACAGGAAAACATATGCTGGTAATCCGACTCGCTCTTAGGCTACCCGGCCTTCGCCGCCCTACTGATCCTCTTCAGGTCTTCAGGTTCCACCGTTGCCGATGGGTTAGGCTAATTGCATCGCTGCAACCGCTGTAAGCTTACTGCATTCGATGTTTCCATCCGGGATTTGTCGGCCACATAAGCCTTAGTGAGTACAACCCCGAGACCGTTTCTGGTCCATGTCGCCAATAGCGGAAAGCGCCCATTGGTCTTGTGCTCTTCCTATCTCGTTATTCAGGTGAGACCATCACGTCTGATCGAGACTCGGTTTGCAATAGTATGTATGATCCCACTGATTCCCGGTTTGTCAAGAACTGGGTGTAGATGTATCTGGAAAGACGGATGGACGAGATAGATACATCTGGTTTTCGCCCGCTTGACGTTTTCGCTTTCGATGCTACTGTTTTATCGCAATGAAAGAGGGTCAACCATGCCGGAACTGTGGAACTCCCGTCGTTCGCCAAGCTGGCCTAAGCCAGCTTCAAGCGCTGCCATTTTATCGAGTAGTGCTTCTGTCTCAGGCGTCAGCGTGTAACCCAGAGTACGTTGTTTCTTTACTGCCATGATTGCCGGTTTCCTTCGGAACCACTGTCATTGAACCATGAAACAGAAATCTGTCAACTCTAGGGAGAACAGAACTTCATTGAACGAGTTCCGATCCATCGCAAACAGAGCGGCGACAAGTTGACCAAATTCGGCTCTGGTTTCGGCGTCTTCCCATAGGCTGGGATCAGCTTCGATCAGATTTGCGGTTTGAATCAAGGCGTTGATGTTTGATTTGTGTGAAGCGGTCATGTCGACGAGCGTAAGTGATGCTCTATACGCTTGCAACTACTTTTTGACGGCTGTATCTACTTTCTTTTTGGGTGTATCTACTTCATCAACCATCATCCTCGTCCAGGGCGCAAAGCATTTCGAAATATTGCCGCATGTCTTCCCAGTCTCCAGTCTCTTCAGCTTTCTGGCGTTGCGCATTTATTGCGGCGTGTCGGTCGACGGCTGGTGATGGCGTGCGCATTGGTGGTTACAGTGATGATGCTGTCTTGACGGCGGGTCGGTCGATTGCAAATGCTTTGCGGGCATCTCTTTTCAGCCGGAGACGTTCCGAAGTGGGGATGTAAAACCGTCCTCCCAGTTTAAAAGCTTTCAGTTTCTTTCTGTGAATCCAAACGGTGATTGTGTTCGTTCGAAGGTGAAGGACTCCGGCGAATTCTTTTGGCGTGTAAACTTTTCCTAGCAGATTGTGCAACATTGTTTCTTGTCCTGATTCTACTTAGCATCGCTCTCGACGGGTTGATATACAGCCAATCGTCTGGTGATGTCTTCCACATATTCGGGTTCCCGCTCCATGAGAATGGAGTTGAATCCTTCAAGCTCCGCAGCTTCGCCCGTCGATCCGGTTCCGGCAAATGGGTCGATTATCGTTCCGGCTGGTGGTGTGATCAGTCTGCACAGGTATCGTAGCAACGTGACCGGTTTTATAGTTGGATGACCACTTCCATTGCGTTCAGCCTTCGACGCCTTCGGAACGTAGAAGAATCTTGAAGCTCCTCCGGCGTCACCATAGCCGACCGTCACATCATCCTGACCGGCAAAACCTCCGTGATATTGTGCGCCGTCGATTTCTTTTGTCCCGGATCTCTTTGTCTTGTGTCTTGCGTATGATGATTGTCCCGATTGTTCATCGAGCATTTCAGCCGCAGTTTCATCAAGCAAAAGGTTTGCTGGCCATCGTCCGATGTTGGGATCATGGCCGGATTCATTGCCGGTTTCGCCTTGAAATGTGCCATAGATGTTTGACGTTTTCCGGGTGGAGATCGACGCCGGAACGTTCTTTGAGGTTCCAATGCGGCAACTGTCGATATTGATTGATCCAGTGCCGTGCTGTGTGACGTTATCAGCGACAGTGTTCTCCTCGATAGGTTTCCTTGCCAAAACAATGGGTTCCATTGCCGGTTTCAAACAATTTTTCGAGTGAGGAAAGCCCGTGCCGTAGATCCATGCAAGCTGGTCACGGATTTCGAATCCGGCGTCTTCCATGTTGACGACCATTCTGTGATAGGTGCGTGGAGAGCCAAAGGAGAGCACGTGTGCGCCTGGTTTGAGAACCTGAAGGACCAGTGACCACAGTTCAACGCTGGGAACGTCATAATCCCATGTGGAACCACAGAAAGAGATTCCGTACGGCGGGTCGACCACACACGAGTCAAGCTGGGTTCCAGTGTCGATCAGTTGCTTTAAGGAAGTGATATTGTCACCGGGAAGAATTTGATGGTTCACCCGGATATTTACAGGGTCAAATCAAAGCGGGATCAGAATGCAGACCGATCCCGCTTTATCCGTCGTGGTGATTCACAGCCTACTTAACAAGAGGCGACTGGCCATCTCGGGCCGATACCACACGACAGGAAGGTGATGATGGCGTTATGCAACCGCTACAGCCGCATCAGATTTTGTCCATTTCTCGCCAGCAGCCTGTCACCAGCCGAAAGAACTAGTGAAATTCAGGTTCACTACGAGTCGTGAAGGCGATTCCGAATACACACTTTCAGACGAAGAAAAACCAGTCGCTCTAACATCACGTCAACTGACGGACGGAAAACAGTTAATCCGCTGGGTCATCGAAACGGAAAGAGCATCATCAGCAGCGCTGGCGGATGCAGCCTAAATACAATCAAGAATCACTGAGCCGTTACCATGATTGCGGCCCCGTGAATCCTCCTTGAAAACGGATCGGGTTCCTTGAACTCATGTTCCTCTAAAGACATCCTCAAGCCCGATCCGGTTTCGTTTTCATCCGTCTAAATATCAACACTTCAATTTGAAACTCATACACTGACCCGGCTGACCTTCATACCGTCACAAGCCGGGTCTTTTGCGTCGTCAGGCGCTAGATATGCCTGATGGACTTCAGCAACCTCGACAAAAACAACGTACTGGCATATGCGCAAGCCTGCTATTGCAATCCAAATGCAAGCGAGTTCGCCGACGATTATTCGAAGGTTCGTTATGTGATCCGGCTGTTGAAGAGATCCTACACAGAGAAGGACATTCAAGAGCACCTGATTTTGAACCATCTCATTATGCTTTCGAATGTCTTCGGCCCGGAATGCGCCGTCAGACTTCTGTTCGCTCGATTAGATCCTGACTTGTGGTCTCTGCTGAAAACCTTCCTGGTCTTCATGGGAATCATGCCGGATGTGGTTCCCGGAATTTGTGGACGTGACGTTCTGTCGCCTGAAATCCTGATCAATCTGCCTCTTGCCACAACACTGAAGACGATCAAAACCGCCTGGTTCTGATCAAAAAAGACGACATCATCTCTCCTCTGACCATGAGGAGTCAAGCGTTTCCGCAAATTTGCCGACCCGGTCGACGGATGCAAGTCGACAGTATTGTGACGTGCGCCAGAAGGAGCGATTGTCGACGACGTCAGCCGAGAGAAATGAACGGCTGAACACAAAACTCGAAAGAAAAGGACCAACAAAATGAAAAACATCGTAAAGCGCTTCATCCAGGACGAATCCGGCCAGGATTTGATTGAGTACACAATGTTGACCGCTATGATTGCGCTTCTTTCCGCAGCAATCTTCGTCAACGTCGGGTCAAGCGTCTCCGCCGTCTGGCAACAAATGTCTAATCAGTTGTCGAACGCCGCATCATCCGCAAGCTAGGGCAATCTCAGAAAGGTCACAGGTCCCTCCTACTGGGACGCCCGAACCGGAATCGGCCCCGAAGCTGGTTCCGGTTTTTTTTTGTGACCACTGGACAAACCATGAAGAAAGCCTTACTCGCAATCCCCATGCTTCTGGCGTCCGCTGCGTATGCGGACACAATCAACCTGGTCGGCGTCAACGGCGTCACGGACGGCCCCGATTACGTTTTGCCGTATTACCTCAGCATCAATGGTGCTGCGCCGATCCCGGCTGACTGTTATGACTTTTTTCACGACTCATACATCGGCCAAACGTGGATAGCAAACATTTTCAGCCTGAACGAGGCGATTCAATTTGGACAGTTTTCGAAGTTCCCAAACGCCGCAATCGGCTACATGGAAATCGCTATTCTCAACACCTTCACGTACGGGACGCCGGGTCAGCAAATCGATCTTCAACACACGATTTGGAATATTTTCGATCCGATCTTTACAGTTGACGCCGGAATGCAAGCTGACCTGGCCGAGGCTGACGCTCTTCTCGATACCTTCAACTACTCTCACACGCTGTTTGTGGAAGGGTTGCCGGATCAAGCTTTCGTGGTCACCGATACGTCAATCGTTCCGACTCCACAAGCCCCAGAGCCTTCAACGTGGTTTCTCGTTGGTGCTGGGATCGTGCTTATCACTGTCAGCAAGTGCAAATCATTTCAGGAGAGAAATTAACATGTCCAACAAGAAAGAACTTTACATCAACTTTTTCAACTGGTCTGAGGTGTTGCATAATGCTTCACTGATGGCCATCACCCTGGATCGTAACGGCGTGATACTCATGCTGGAGACCCTCAAGGCTCACTGTTCCGAGCATTCCGCAACATATTCGCTCAACACTGAAGAACAGAACCATTTGACGGCCCTGATAATCCAGGCCGAAAACATCGCCTGTTGGCGTCTCCGGTTCGTGACCAGACAATTGGCGCACTGGATGAATCAGTATCAGTTTTCAGTCACGGCTGACATTCACCGGAAGATCGATCTTCGCAACCCTCTGACACGTGGTCTCCGGGCTGAAGAACGGGCGAAGCTGGCTGCGTATGGCAGTGACGCCGAGCGCTTTCGGATCGTGTCTTCGGCCTGGTAGCGATGGCAAGTTGACAGGTCAGAAACTGATGAGACAATAAGACTCAACTCAAGAAGTAAGTGACATACAAACGGGTCGTGCTCTTGTCGAGTGCGGCCCGTTTCTGTTTTGTTGGGACAAATGCTGTGAAAGAAGTAACATTAATGAATGGAATGATAGCGCTCGTTGACGATGAAGACTTTGAACGTGTCCGCCATTATAAGTGGCGTCTCTCCAAGAAAGGATACGTTGAGAGCACAATTACACGGGAGAATGGCAAACAGACGACTTTGCAAATGCATAGGATGATCCTGAATGCACCAAAAGGCAAACAGGTTGACCATGCTGATAGGAACAAGCGCAACAACCAAAGACACAATTTGAGGTTGGCAAACAACGGCCAAAACGGAGCGAACAAGGGGTTGCAGAAAAACAACACCTCTGGCTTTAAGGGCGTCACGTTTGACAAGCAATCACGAAAGTATCGAGCACAGGCTGGTAATGTAATCCGCCTTGGTTCATTTGTTTCACCTGAAGACGCAGCGAGGGCATATGATCGAGCGGCCATTTTGTTATTTGGTGAGTTTGCATTGACAAACGAGTCATTGGGTTTGATCCCGCCTGCAAGCATGGAACATGAGTACGATATCGTCTCAAACTATTCCGCTCAGGCTAGTGAAGTGCCACTTTATTAGCAACTGTCACCCCCGGAAGTGTCCGGACGATGCGCTGTAGAGCCTCTCACGGCGATTGTCGGCCATCAGGCGTCATGTGTGACCGGCCCGGAAAATGTCCAGAATCGTCTTGACGATTCCCGCCAGAATGCCGAGCCGTTTTAACCAATCGTCGATTTGTTGTTTCTTCATACGGAGACCAACTTATAGGGACTGCCTGTGAATCGGACAGCGCCGCATCAGATTTTTCTGTGGATCACGGAAAGCCCGTCAGACTGGCGTTCCGTGTACCTTTGCACAGCGATTGCGAATTTTTGCAGAGAAAAGACACATCCAACATTTTACGTTAGAAATGTTCTGCGACGACAAATTAGATGTATCTGGACATCAGAAGCCGAATGTAGCTGGTTTAGATGACAACTTCCACGTTTGCCATTACGATAGATGTAGAGGGATCTTTCAAGATGGTAGACGCAATACTGAGACCGTTAATTGATGATATTGCCAGACTCACGGCACGTTTTGTTATAGAAGAACTCCGCAGCAATCCGATTATCAAACCAAGATGGACAGATACGAAAGGTGCGGCTGCACATCTCGATTGTACAGAGACCGCATTGGCGCAACGCCGGAGTAAAGGTCAGATTCCAGGCTACTGTTGCCGGAAACTGGGGAACTCGCTTCGTTGGGATATTGATGCGCTCGATACATGGATGGAGTCGTTACCAGAGGCAGCATAAAAGCCGTCAAGGTTCCCCCTAACGGCCCCGATTTCCCGATCAGAAGTAAGTTCAGAGTCTCGATTTCATCACCATGAACTCTTCATCTGTCAAAAGACCTTTAAAGTACATGTCCGTGAGTGTTTTGAGTTTATCGCTTCCACCATTCGAGCTTTCAAGAACCGAGGTTTTGCCGTTCAGATATTTGTTCATCTGGGTCTGAGTTCTTTTTGCTGCATCAACATCCTGATCATATCCACGATGAACTTCAGTCGTCTTGTGGCCGGTCGTGCGCATGGAATCGGCTTCTGTGACACCAGCCCGACCCTGGTGCGTAATCGTGGTTCGTCTCGTGTCATGGAACTTCACAATGTTTTCCATGATCGGTTTCCCTTTGCGCCTACCTTTCCCATGCAACATCGGGCTTCCGTCAGCGTTCATCTTTGGACGCTGCAAACCAGCACGCCTGCAAGCGTTATCCCATGCCGTTCTCCATTCCTCGATTTGCTTTCCGTTGTAATGGAAAAGAAACTTACACGAGGGGAAGAATTCCGCCGTGTATGCCATCCAATTTTTCAACGGTTCAACAGCAATATCAAGAATCGGTACGGCCCGTGCTTCGCCGTCTTTGGTTTCTCCTTCCCGGAGATGAATCATTGCGATATCCCAATCGACTTGCTCACGCCTGATGAACTTCAGTTCCCTTGATCGGACGCCGGAGTACATCACGAACGGAAGAACTGGTTTCATGTGATCCGACAGATTGTCCACCAGGAGCCGGTATTGTTCGTCCGTGATGAAGCCCTTTCTCCGTCGTTTCTTTTCGGTTGCCGTGTCGATGACTTTTTTGAATGATGGAACGGAGAAGACTTTTTTGGGAGTCGCTTCCATACCGAGCCTCATCGAAGCCCGAAGATACGACAATTCCCGATTTATAGAAACTACCCAGCTTCCCTCCTCTTTTCCCATCGCCCGGTACTCAGCAATGCGATGCTGAACGTAGTCCGTCAGGTCCCTGGTTTCCAGCCGATTGGCCCGGATCTTCCTGAAGAACGGGCGAACGTGCCGGTTCACCGTGTAACCGGTTTTCTTGGAAGTTTTTGTCTTGTACCGGCCCTTGTTCTCATCCCGGATCTTCAGGTGTTCCAGGTAATCGTCAAGGAGTTCGGGGATCATGACGCCCTTTGCCTGGTCAGGTGCCTTTTCTCCGAGCACCATCTTTGCCTTGATCTGATCCCGTTTTGCGGCTGCTTTCTTCGGATCGTCAGTTCCCGTAGTGCCTCTGGAAACGATGCCATTGTGCGATACGACGTAATAGATTTTGTTGCCCTTCCAATAGAGGTTATCGGGTAATGCCGCTCTCGATTTCATGTCGTCGACAATAACACACCGGATGATTCTTGTGGCGTAAATTTCTGTTACCGAATGGTACCAGAAACGGTAACAAAACAGGGGGGATTAGGTAGATATGGAGAGAACGGGCAACCAGTCAAGTAGTTGAAAATAGATATGAAAAGATGGCCAGAAAACCCGCTACATCAGATTCGTAATCAGCAGGTCGCCGGTTCGATCCCGGCGGGTGGCTCCAGATTTTTCAGTCAGTTAGCTGTCTCCCTACAGAAAAGTCGGATTCAATTGG